GTGCTCGCATGGGTGTAGCAGCAGCGAAAAAAGCCGCAGAGAGCGACCCCATGGCCGCATATCTGAGCAAGTACGGTGGTTAACTCGAACAAGGCTCTCGAAGTTATCGAGTTTGTACAGGCCCTTAAACATACCGGCGATTTTTACGGCAAACCCTTTGTGCTTTTACCATGGCAGATAGATGTCATAAACTCCGTATACGGCACCGTGACCGCCGAGGGCGTGCGGCAGTACCGCATGGCATATTTGGAGATCGCCAAGAAAAACGGCAAGACCGAACTTATCGCCGCGCTGAGCCTGTATCACCTGGTCATGGACGCACCGGGCGGCGAGATATACTGCGGCGCCGCAGACAGGAACCAGGCATCAATAGCTTTTAACGCCGCAAAGAGCATGGTGGAGCAAAGCGAAGTATTGTCCAAGATAATCAAAATCAAAGACAGCACGAAGGAAATGCTGAATCTCCGCACACACAGCCGCTTTAAAGTGCTGTCGGCAGAGGCGGCGACCAAACACGGCCTTAACCCCTCCGTGGTTATCATGGATGAACTACACGCCCACCCCAAGCGGGACTTGTGGGACGTGCTGACATTTGGTACGGGTGCTGCACGGAATGAGCAGCTCATATGGTGCATCACCACCGCGGGCGACGACCCCGACCGCAAAAGTGTGGGATGGGAACAGCACGAAATAGCAACAAAGGTGCTGAGCGGCGAACTGACAGACCCGGCGTTTTACGCCAAGATCTATACCGTCCCTGAGGACGCGGACATATACGATGAAACAAATTGGTACTTAGCCAATCCCTCGCTGGGTGTATCCATCAAAATTGAGAATGTGCGCAGCGAGGCGATAAAGGCCCGAAACAGCCCGGCGGCAGAGAAGCTCTTCCGGTGGCTCCGGCTCAATCAATGGATATCGCTTAAACGCACCGGCTGGCTGCCCATCACCCTATGGGATGATACCGAAGGGGGCTGGCATAAATCCGATATGCTGGGGCGGCCCTGTTATGTAGGCATAGACCTGTCCAGCACCACCGACCTGACCGCCGTGGCGGCCCTTTTCCCACCGCTGCCGGAGGAAACGGAGTGGCGCTTTTTTGTGGATGCGTGGATCCCGGAGGAAAACATGCGGGAACGGGAGCACCGGGACCACGTGCCTTTTGGCAAATGGGTGCAGGCGGGGCATATGCACGCGACCCCCGGCAACTGTGTGGACTACGCCTATATTGCCAACTATCTGGACAAGCTCATGCTGGACTATGACATCAAATATATTGCAGCGGACGAGTGGCGCATAGATTCCCTGCGCCCCCTCATGCAGCAGGAGGTTGCGGCACAGAAGATAATCACCATACCTCAGACCATGAGCGGCATGTCCCCAGCAATGAAGGAAATTGAGCGACTCCTACGCGAGGGCGAAATGACCCACGAGAGGAACCCCTGCGGGCGCTGGGCGTTTGGCAATGTAGTAGTAGCCGAGGACGGCAACGAGAACATAAAACCCATGAAAAACAGGAGCATAGAGCGAATAGACCCGATGTGCGCCCTGATAGATGCGATGGCGGCGGCGGTAAAACTGGAACCCAAGCGCAGCGTATACGAGCACCGCGGCCTGAGAATAGTGTGAGGTAAACAGTGAAAAGATTTAAACTTTTTGGCAAAACATACGAAATACGGGCGGCGGACGTTAAAACACTGCCCTCCGTATCAGATGATAGCGCATGGCAAATGTACCTTGCAGGGCAGGGTTACGCCATAAGCGCAGAGGGGGCGCTGCAGGTCGCGGCGGTATTCAGGTGTGTTGACCTGATAAGCAAGACCATGGCGGCGTTGCCCCTGCACATGTACAAAAATACCGGGGAGGGCAAACAAAAGGCACGGGATCATCCCCTGTATAAGCTGCTGTATGTGCTGCCCAACCGCACCACCACGGCGTATGAGCTTATGCAGATGCTTGTGGCAAACATGCTGCTCACTCGCGGCGGGTATCTCCGCATAGTGCGGGACAGATACGGCTTTGTGCGACACCTCAAAAATCTGCCCACATCCTGCTGCTCGGAAGTGTACACCAACCGGGAAAACGGGGAACAGTATATATACGTCACCTATGACGGCATAACAGAAACGCTCCGGGAGGGCGATTTTGTCTTTATTCCCGGTTTTAGATTTGGCGACCGCACGCCGGAAGACCCAATGACCATAGCCGCAAGCGTGCTGGGACTGAATAACAGCATGACACAATACGCGCAAAGGGGCTTTTCCGGTACTTCCCCCGGCGGCTATATAACCTATCCGGGGCAACTCTCCGATACGGCATACGAGCGCTTCAAAAAGGACTTCCAGAGCAACTACGGCGGCGCAGAAAACGCCGGGAAATGGATGTTTCTGGAAAACGGCTCCACGGCGCAGCCGTGGGACAGAGACATGTCAAAGACACAGCTCCTTGATAGCCGCAAATGGGCTGTAACCGAGATATGTCGTATTTTCGGCGTACCCCCGCACATGTGCATGGATCTGGAAAAAGCCACTTTTTCAAATATTGAGCAGCAGAGCGCCGAGTTTGTACGTGACTGCATAAATCCCCTATCCGTGCGTATAGAGCAGGCCCTTTACCGTGACCTGTTGAGCGAGGCGGAGCAGGCGAAGTATTATTTTAAGTTTAATACAAACAGTCTGCTACGCGGCGATACCGCCACCCGAACGAGCTATTACAACACAATGCGGCAGAATGGTGTGATGAACGCGGACGATATCCGCGAGCTGGAGGATATGAACCCCATACCCGATGGGCTGGGAAAGATATACTTTATCAACGGCAACATGCTGCCGCTGGAAAACGCAAAACTCAACGCGCCTAAAAGCGCGCAAGCGAAAGGAGCGCCCCTGAAAAATGAATAAATTTTGGGAGTTTAAAGCTCTCGGCAATGCCGGCGAGCTTTTTTTGTACGGAGAGATCAGCGATACGTCATGGTGGGGCGACGAAATAACCCCTGCGCAATTTCAAAAAGAATTGGCGGCGCTGGGGGATATATCCACCCTTGATGTGTATATCAACAGCCCTGGCGGGGATATTTTTGCGGGATTTAGCTTGTATAACATACTGAATCGCCACCCGGCAACAAAAACCGTACATATAGACGGTCTCGCCGCATCTGCCGCCTCAGTTGTTGCCATGGCGGGCGATACCATCAAAATGCCCGAAAACGCCACGTTGATGATACATAATGCATGGACATACGCCGGCGGCGGGGCGGAGGACTTACGCAGGACCGCCGACGAGCTCGACCGTATCAACGACCAGATAGCGGACATATACGCCGCCCGCACCGGCAAGGAGAAGGACGAGATATCCGCCCTTATGACAGCAGAAACGTGGATGAGCGGCACCGAGGCGCTCGACATGGGATTTGTGGATGAACTGATCGAGAATAAAAAGATCGCGGCTTGTGTAAACAGCGAAAAGTGGTTTGCGCTGTACAAGCACGCGCCGAAGGAACCGCCGGAAAACAGGGAGCCTGACAACGGGGGAGCAATCCAGCCCGCAGCAGATATAAACACCGCACTGCAGGAGCAGCGCAAGAGATTCAGAGCGACTAAACTAAAAATTTTGGAGGTATAAGTAACCGATGAAGAAACTCTACGAAATGATGCAGGATCGCGCAAATACCGCAACCCAGATGCGCGAAATAATGAACAAATTTGAAGACGGCGTGATGGACGCGGAATCCACCGAGACCTATAACCGGCTCGAAAAGGAGTTTGACGCGCTCAACGCCAACATAATCCGCGAGCAGAAGCAGCTCGAACGAGAACGCGCCGCCGGTGAAGTGATCGACAAGCTGGGCGACAAAAAGGACGAGCACATTAAAGTATTTGCCCGTGCACTGCAGGGCGATCCCGAGTCCATAACCAGATACAAAAACACCACCATGACCCTTGGCACAAACGCTACCGCCGGTTATCTGACCGCGCCCGTGGAGTTTGTCAACCAGCTCATAGCCGGGCTCAAAAATGACATGTTTATGCGCCAGATATGCAACGTTGTGGGCCCCATAGGTCAGGCACAGAGCCTTGGGTATCCCAGCCTGACTACCGATGCGTCTGATGTGGCATGGACAACCGAGGTGGCGGCAGCCCCCGAAGAGGCGACCATCGCCTTCGGCCGCCGCGAATTTAAGCCCCAGCGCCTTGCCAAGCTGATTAAGATATCCAAGACCCTCATGCGCCACGCACCCAGCCCTGATCAGACCGTGCTTGACCGCATATTGTACAAGATCGAGGCGGCGCAGGAAAACGCCTTTATGAGCGGAACGGGCACTAATCAGCCTTTGGGCATCTTTACCGCCTCTGACAGCGGCATAGCCACCGGGCGCGACGTTACCGCCGCTTCCGCCACCGCCGTGGCCACCGACGACCTGATAGAGTGCAAATACGGCGTGAAGGGCCAGTATATGCGCGGGGCCTCCTGGGTAATGCACCGCGACCTCTGCAAGATGATCGCAAAGCTCAAGGACAGCGACGGCCAGTATATATGGCAGCCCTCCGTGCAGGCAGGACAGCCTGATATGCTGCTGGGCGCTCCCGTATATATGTCCGAGTACGCGCCTAACGCCGTAGCCACGGACAAGTACGTGGCAGTATACGGCGACTTTAAAACCGGCTATTGGGTATGCGACAGCGACGGCCTCTACATACAGGTGCTTAACGAGCTGTACGCCGTCAACAACGAGATAGGCTACGTTGTCGAGTACTATGGCGACGGCGCACCCGTAGTAGGCGAGGCGTTCAGCCGCCTGAAGATGAAGGCGAGCTGATGAAAATCAAAATGTTGACCTTAGCAGCCGGGCCGGAGGGAGTAACCCCGCCCGGCTCCATCATTGACATAGACGAGGCAACGGCGCGGCAGCTCATCAGGGGCTGTTACGCCATAGCCATGGAGGCTGACAATGGTAATAACAAGACAACCCCCAGCAGTGGAACCGCTAAGCCTCGAAGAGGTAAAACTGCATCTGCGGAATAACCCCGGCGATACCAGCGAGGACAAGGATATAATAGCTCCTCTCATAAGCGCGGCCCGCGAATATTGCGAGAACTATTGCGGGAAGTCATTTGCGGAGCAGTCCATAACCGCTTACCCGGAGGTGAGCGGCACTGTGACACTCCCGCGTGGCCCCGTGATAAGCGTGGACAGCGTTACAGTGGACGGCGAGGCGGTGGAGTATACCGCAGACGTGCGCCGCGGCACCGTGACGGTAAACAAGCCCGGCGCAGTCATAACCTACACCGCAGGATACGAGGAGACACCCTACCTTGTGCGACAGGCCATGCTCCTGCTCATAGGCCATTGGTACACCAACCGGGAGGCTGTGATACAGGGTTCTACGACCGAGATAGACATAGCGGTTCGCGCGATGCTGAATCAATATAAAGGCTGGTGGTTTTGATGGCAATTAAAGCTGGAGCAGGTGAAATGCGAACGAAAATCACCATAAAAGCGCCGGAATACAGCATCAAAGCCGGATTCAGCGCGGAAAGCTTTAAAAATGTTTTCCCCGGCCCCGTGTGGTGCAAGTGGGTGAATGCCCACGGTACGGAGGTATATCAGGCGGAAGAACTGCACTTGCGGCAGCCCGTGACCATAACCATGCGCTACTCGCTTCTTGTGACCGTCGAGTGCCGCATATGGCATGAGCGGGATGCCGAGCCTTACGAGATCATCAGCATAGACAACATAGGCGACCGCCGGGAATTTTTGGAGATTAAGGCTCAGAGGGTGGTGACGGCATGACCATAGCGGAGATACTCAAGGATGGATACACCGTATGCCACCCGCCCTACATGGGCGACCAGCGCAGCTATATTACGTATCAGTGCATGGGCCAGATCGGGACGCTATACGCAGAGGGCGCAGAAAAGGAAACGGGCGTGATGTACTCTGTGGATTACTACACCGACACTCCCCCGTTCGAGCTGGCTATAAAGGATATCAAGGGCAGGCTCGCTGCGGCAGGCTGGAGTTGCACTGTGGACGCGGAAATATACGAAGTGGACACGGGACTGTACCACATTGCCATGACCGCGGTGGGCGTAGGAGAGATATATGGCTAACGTTGAGTTTTCCGGATTTGATGAGGTGGAGGCGGCCCTAAAAGGCGTAAGGGACGGCATAGACGAACTAAACGACGAACTGATGAACGATGGCGCAGACTATGCAAAACAGGAAATCGAACGGGCCATATATCAGTATGGCGAATATCGTACCGGCTCTCTGCTACGCTCTATCAAAAAATCAAAAGGCAAGGATAAGGACGGCTCCCGCTATGTTATGGTGAAGCCCACAGGGAAAAACGACAGCGGCGCGTCCAATGGGCAAGTGGCATTCAGCCGCAACTATGGGCGCTCTAACGACTTCGGTTCCCGTTTCTGGACAATAGCCGAGGAACGCGCAGTAAAGAAATTTGAGGAAATTTTGAACCAAAAGGTAAACCTATTTTTTAAGCAGAAAGGATTGGATTAAATGCCTACTTTTGATCTCAGAGGAATAAAAATCGGCAAATATATAAACACCGAGGGCACTATCACTTATGAAACGCCCATAAGTATGGGCGATGCCATGAGCGTGGAGCTGAACCTGACCGCTGCCGAGGGCAGACTGTACGCCGAGAGCCGCCTTGCCGAGTACAAGAAACTCATAACCGGCGGCACTGCCAGCGTTGGAGTGAAATACATCACCGACGCGGCACAGAAACTGCTTTTTGGCATGAGCGAAAATACGCGCAACGTAGGAACAAACACCTCACAAAAGAGCCTTAAAGCCACTGCGAAGGACATTGCGAAGTATGTCGGCATGGGCTTTTACGCCCCGGACGCTATTGACGGCACGGACAAATATACCGCCGTCTTTGTGTACAAGGTGCTTTTTGGCGCACCCGGCTATGTATACGCTACAAAAGGCGACAGCATCACCTTCCAGACTCCCACGACCACGGGCGAGTTTTTAGCAGATGACAGCGAGGACAAGAGTATCATGGAGATTGCAACACTGGCAAGCGAAAGCGATGCGGTAGCGTGGATAAACAAGTGCTTCGGCGCGTCATAAAAGGAGAACGGCATGGATATAAGACTGAAAACCGCAAAATACACCTTTGACGGACAGGAAATGACCCTCTGCTGCAACATGAATGTGCTGGCGGACGTGCAGGAAATGTTTGACGGCAATATATCAAAAGCGCTCAGGAGCGCTACGACAAAGACAATCGTGTGCTTTTTGACTGCCATGATAAACGACTATCTTGACAGCGAGGGCTCCGACAAGTCTTATACCGTGAAGCAAGTGGGGCGGCTCATACCGCCCTCACAGCTTTCGGGCGTAACGTCGCTCGTGATGGACCTGACTACAGCGGCGCTTCGCGGCGATGAGGAAGCGGAACCAAAAAACGCGAAAACCACGCGGAAGACGAACCCATAAATTTCGCGTGGTATCTTACGGTATGGGTGATACGATTCGGACTGAGTGAAAGGGAATTCTGGAAAACGGCCACGCCGTACAGGATAGCAAGAATAATCAAAGAATATGCAAAAATACAGGGCATAACGCAGGAGAAAACTAAAAGCCTATCCGCATTTTTGGGAGGTACGTAAATGCCGAGCATAAGAACGAAATTTATAGCCGAAGGGGAAAAGGAATATAAAGAAGCGCTGAAAAGCATAGATAACGGCATGAAAGTGCTGCAATCGGAATCAAAAAAGCTGGCGGCGCAGTTTGAGGATAATGCCGATTCCGCCGAGGCGTTGAACGCAAAAAACAAAAACCTCGACGAAAGCGTGTTGAACCTGAAAGACAAACTGGAATTGCAGGAAGAGTGGCTAAAGAAGGTGGGCGCGGCCTATGGCGAGGCCGACGAACGCACGATGCGCATGAAAAAGGCCGTGAACGACACCGAAACGGCGCTCATAAAAGCCGAAAAAGAGCTGAAAAACAACACGGAAGCCTTGAAAGAGTACGGCGATGGGGCTGATAATGCGGGGGACAACAGCAAGGGGCTGGGCGATGCGCTCGACGAACTGGGCAGCAAATTTGGAATAAGCCTGCCGGACAACATCAAGGGAACCCTCGACGGGATGGTGAAGATAGACGGTCAATCCATGGCGCTGATAGGCACG